ATAAGGTTTGGTAATGCACGGCGAACTAAAGAGATCAAAATTGGATCGAAATTAGCAACAGCGGAACCAGTAGCGTTGGTTGGGCCATCAATAGTTTCGTTCAATTGTTGACGATCTTGAGCCATAGCTTGTTGTTGGTTTTCCAAAACAAGTGCTGTAACAGCTTTCTTGTATGGGTCTTTGATAGATTCAAGTTCTGGATGTTCCAAAACTGGAGCCCATTTCTTTTGTAGTTCTTCGGTTAGATACATATAGTTCTCCTTGTTTAGTATCTTCTATGAAATAATATTTATATTTTTTATTATTTCAAAGTTTGTGATATTGTCTTTGCGTAAATTTCCATTGAAGCGTCAGAAGATTTAACAGCCTTCTTTTCTTCTTCAACTAAAACTTCTTCAAAAGATGAATTTTGTGCGACCTTAACATCTGATTTGAAATATGATTCTTTTAAGATGTCAAGTTTTTCCATAAAATCGCCTTCCGTAGTAAAGTCTACACCCTCTGCGAGTGATTTCATTTTTTCTACTTGGGTTTGAGTTAGGCCTTCACATGCTGTATGTATAGCCTCTAATTTCTTATGTTCATTGAGTTCTTTTTTCATCTCAACTGCAACTTTAATTTGCTCATTAAGTGTATCTTCCAACTCAGAAACTTTGTTTGTTAGTTCTTCAACGACATCAACTTTATCTTCTGGAATGTCGATGTAGTGTTCTTCGAATAAACCTTTTAGACCGAAAATAAAATCTTCAACGATTTCGGCACGTAAACCTTTTTCGATTGCAAGTTCGTTTTCTTTAACCCATTCTTCAACCATGTAGTTAAGATAGTCATCAACTTTAGAAGCTAATTCTTCTTTAACTTGTTCAATGGCTTCTTCAAATTGTTCTGTTAAAGTTTCTTCAGCTTCAGAAATAATTTCTTCTGCACGAGCAATAACGGCAGCTTCAAAAATAGTTGTTGCTTTAGTTTTAAATTCTTCAGAAAGATTTTCACCAGAAAGAAGTGCATCTACATCTTCTTTCATTTTTTCTTTCATTTTTTCTTTTTTAACTGCTTTTTGAATCATTGCTTTATCTTGAGCAGCATCTTCATGGCCTTCTTTTTCTTCAACAACAACGTCATCTTCTTCAGTTTCTTCGTATTGTTGGAAAGTAGCACCCTTGTTCATAGACATAGTTTGCTTCATTGGCTTGCCTTCTGGTTCTTCAACAGAACCTTGGTCAGAAGGTTGACCTTTTAATTTTTTCATTGGTTCAGAACCAACAGGTGGTTTTGCACCAGGAGGTGTTGCTGTTGGTGCACCTTTGTATGCATCAGGTCCAGCATCGGTAGTTTTAGTTACTTGTGTGCCGATGTCGCCAACTTCTTTAGTACCGTATGCAACATCGCCAGACAACTTGGATGGTTTATCTTGACCACTCTGTTTAGCAGAAACGTTTCCTGAAAGGATGTCTTTAGCGGCTTCGGACAGATTAAATTTTGCCATTTTGGAAATCTCCTTGATTTATATTGGATATTTATATTTAAAGTTTTTTGAGGAAGTTTTCGAATATGCGTAGACTCACTTCTTCGATCTCTCTCTGAGTAGCTTGGCGAATTTGCGTCTTAGCTTGAGTGTAGTCCTGTTCAGTCCAAACACCATTTACTAACATCCATTCTTTATCTTCCATAATACCCTGTACAAAAGCATTGGGTGCAGAAGGGTCAGCTACAATATCTGCCGCTGTGGCCAGACGAAAATCATCCTGAACAACATTGATACCGTTAACGGATTTCAAAGAACCTAATCCACGGGATGACACACCAACTTGTGCGCCTCCGTCAAGTAAGCTTTTGACAATGTTACCCATAGGGGTTTCAAGAATTTTTGCTTTGCCTATCCAATCATTGCCTTCTTGGCGTAAACCTGTAGTTATCATACAGACTCTATCAAGATTGATTGATGGTGTATCAGGATGTCCTAATTCACCAAAGGCACGGTTTTTATTAATATATTCTTCTGTGTATCTTTGCACTTCTTTGGCCATAGTTTCTTTGAGATACTTTCGGCCATTACGATTGATCACTTCTGTTTGTAGAAATGGTCCTTCAATGTATAGATTTTTCTTGCCGTCTTTTTCTTCGACAAGGTAGTTAATTGTTTCGAAAACTTCTTTAATAAGTTTCATTATTTTCCATCTACTTTCTTTTAATGACCTGGATTATCAGGAGTTGGAGTGATAGAATATGGTGGGTAGTTGAATGCTTGTGGATCATTAAATTGACCACGTTGATAGTGAGCATTGTCTTTACGCAATTCAACAACCATTGTGTAACTGTCGTTTGCGGCCATACCTCTAGTTACGATACCAATATCTCCAGTAGAACCTGGATTACCAGCAGAATTGTTTGGTATTGTTGTCCAGTTGCCCATACCATCAAATTCACCGTTACCATTCATGATGATCAACGGAACGTTAGTATTTGCTCTCCAAAATAACTGAACGTCGCCGCCAGCTGCACAGTCGTACCACAAACGATTTAGTGATAGTCCATAGTAAGGCTTTGCGGTATTACTAACGCTTAAAGCGGAACGTAATGGCACGTTATTTGCATCCAAAGCACCATACAGGGTATTGGCTTGAATTCTTGCGGTATTGCTTTCTTGGCCTGTTCCATCAAAATAACCAGTTATTTTAATAACCGTATGTTCTGTTGTATCTTTAATAAGCTGAAATGTAAATGAATTTGCCATTTTTTATCCTAATGTAATATTCTTGAATTCGTTCGGTACAGAGCTAGACCAATGCATAGCTTCGTAAGGTACTGTTACGTATTTATTAATTTTATCCACATAGTAAAGTGCCACTCTTTGGCCGTTTGGAAACATTCTAATTGCTTTGCGTTTCATAAGTAAAACAGCAGGAGGATCCTGCGGAACTTTAGGTTTCGCTAAACGACTTTCAGAAATAAACTCTTTAAAAGATTTCAACTTATTCCTCTGTATTATCTTCTACTGGAACTGGCGCAATTAAATTTCTAGCAATCTCTTGTTTTTTTGCATCAAGGTGAGCCATAACTCTATCTTGAATATCAGAATACAGAGCATCCCGCATCTGTTTGGCATCATCTTCAAATGCATAATCAATAATAGCTTTTGTTGTTTCGTTCATTTTTTATCTCCAATTCAAATATTTATAAAATTTGTTTCAATTTTGTGAATACATCGGAAGTTCTTTCTTCCTTCTTCTGTGCATCTTTTTGCTGATCCAACTGAGCTTGTTGCATATCTGCTTGGTGCTGTTGGTCTGTTGGATTCTGTGGTTGACCTGGTACTTGACTCATCATCTGTTGTTGTGCAACATCATTTGTAACAGAAACAGGCAATCCTAAACCATCTTTTCTCTCTTGTTCAATTTGTTTTTGCATTTCTTCAATATCATCATCCGTTAAACGCAGAACATTTTGTTGAATCCACTTTTGTGAGAAGTAACGTCCTGTATATGGATCAACAGCACCTAATAAACCTAAACGATTAGTCATCAACTCAGCTTCTTTTAGTTCGCTGAAGTTGTTGTCTTTCATAAAGTCATAGTGAATGTATTCTTTGAATTCTTCAAACTCATCATTGGTACAAATGCCTTTTAATACACATTGTACACGTAAAGCTTGATCAAACAAATCTGAAAAACGATTGCGAATTCTATCTACAAATTTAGAAAATTTTAATTCATCTCTAGTAACTTCTGTACTACGACCTAAAGAGAATCCTTCACCTGGTTCTAAACGTGATATTGGAACGTTCAAAGAACCATAAAGTTTCTTTTGGAAGTACTTAACATCTTCTAACTCACCTAAGTTTTGACCACCAGGTAATGTAGTAATTTCTGTTCCTTTGCCACCTTCTCTACGTGGTAACCAAAAGTCTTCCATCATAGATAAGAATTTGCGATCATCACGAACTTCACCTGTGTTTGCATCATACACAAGTTTGTTTTTATACTTGACCATAATATCACGTAGGTACTGTTCAGCCTTTAATTTTGGCAAATTACCTACGTCAATATAAAAAATACGTCTTTCTGGCGCACGACTGATACGATAGATAACAGTTGCATCTTCAATCATACGTAATTGATTCAATGGCTTAATTGCTTTGTGTAAGTATGATAGTACAACTGCTCTACGTGAGTCCATCAAACCAGAAACAACTGATATGATAGAATCTGTGGTGATACGAACACCAACAGGACCATAATTTGACGAACTGCCTGTAACAACTTTATCGTTGTAGATGTAGTATTCATTTACCACATCCATCATTTCTACACCAGTTCGTTCATCTTTTTTCTTTTTCATCTCACGCACTTTACGTATTTTGCGTGGATCGATATATCTTAATTCTTTAATACCCTGAGTAGGGTTTTCTCTATCGATAATGATATGATAGAATAATCTGCCATCAATATAATATCTACGGAAGATATCATGTGCCATGTTGTTATAGTTCAACAATCTAAGAACTACATTAAATTCTTCTTTGATTGCTTTTTTAATCTTATCTGTTTGTTTTAGATCATCCAAAACAATATTGATAATCTTGCCATCATCATCTTGTACGATGGCTTCGTTCATAATATCATCTATCGCAGACTCAATTTCTGGTTGCATAGCCATTTCTCTGTAACGAGAAATTAATTCTACTTCATTTTTGGCCGTACCGTCTAAATCAACATATGTGCCGTAATATGCAGCTGATGTAATTTGCAAAGCACCATCATCATTTGATGGGGGCGAAAACGTTTGTTGCACGGATTGATCTTCTTCAGATTTTTTCCGTGCAATCTCGAATCCAAATAGAGAGAATTTATTTAAAGCTGCCATATTATTTAATTTTCCAATTCAAAAAAACATAAAGGGAATACGAAATGTATTCCCAGTAAAAAATAATTAATTAGTTGTTTCAGCTTCCCACCATTGATAAGCAAAAGTTGCTGAGTATTCTTCAATAGTGTCATTATTCTGCCAATCCAAATCAATTGGAGCGACATCGAGTGGAAACAAACCAATAAATTTGTAAGTTTTCAAAATATTACCAGTTTTACCGTACTGAGAAACTGATGCGTCAACTGTGTAACCTGTAGGGGTACCTGCTGCGCTATTTCTTATGTTACTACTGTGACTATTTATTGCGTTCATCCATGACTCTAAAGAATTTCTAATTACGAAATCTTCATCATTAATAATCTGTAATGTCCAGTCGGTGAAAGTTCTGTTACCTGCAAACTTCAATTCACGACCAAAGTAATAAACCGGCACAGTACCAACTGTTGAACCTGGTAATTGTGCGGCTTTGGCCATGAAAGTTGTTTTTTGGCCAGCAACTGAGCCGTTAGATGCAATTGCTGGGAAGGTTAAAGTAACTTGGAATAAATTGGGACGAGCACCGTCACCAACCATTTGACTTCTAAATTCTGTTACATTGAATGCCATTGTTATCTCCTGTTGTCGTGGTTATTTATTAGAACTGACCAACGATTGTTGTAAAGTCAACACTAGTTCCAACTGCAACAAAGTTCAATTGAATGAAGTT